CCGCGCCAAGGTCACCGAGCGCGGGGCCCCCGCCGATGCCAGCACCATCGCGGCCGAGATGCGCCGCCTCGCACCCGAGACCGTCACTGACGGGGTTAACCCCGCCGAGTGACCAAACACCTACCGAGCCCCTGCCGCGATGGTGGGGGCTTTGTCGTGCCGCGATGGCACCTATCACCGAGGGAGAACCCAATGCGCAAGACCGTCCAGACCGCTGAGGCCGCAAGTGCCGATGAGTCCGCGGAGCCGACTGAGGCCACCGAGACCACCGGGCAGACCAGTGGGGAGCCCGCGACGGGCGACGCCACCGACACGCTCGGAGACGCTGGCAAGAAGGCCCTAGCCGCCGAGCGCGCCGCACGCCGTGAGGCCGAGAAGCGCGCCGCCGACCTCGCAGCCCAGATCAAGGCCGCCGAGGATGCAGGCAAGACCGAGGCCCAGAAGCAGGCCGAGACCCTTGCCAGCCTCCAGGCCGACCTTGCCGCCATGCGGGCCGAGAAGGAGCGCGCCGAGGTCGCCGCGGCAACCGGTGTCCCCGTCAGCATCCTCGCAGGCCCCGGCGACGACCCCGCCGCCTGGGCCGAGCAGGTCAAGGCATGGGCGGCCGAGCAGGCCAAGCCCGCCGAGGACCCCGCCCAGCCGGTCGTCCGCCACCACGGCAACCCGCCCGGAGCAGGAGCCGCCTCCCTCGATGAGCAGATCGCCGCAGCCGAAGCGGCCGGGGACCGGACACTCACGGCCTCCCTGAAGGCCCTGAAGCTCGGCTCCCACTGATGAGCCATCACGAACGAAAGGAGCCATGATGCCCGGAATCACCGGCATGGCAACCACCTACAACTGCCCGAACTACACGGGTGAACTCTTCGCCGCCAGCCCTGAGGACACGCCGCTGCTGTCCTCGATCGGTGGCCTGACCGGCGGCGTCTCCGCTGGCAGCACTATCTTCTCCTGGTCCGGCTACGACCTGCGCGACGCGGACGACGGCCGTCAGCGCACTGAGGGTGCTACTGCCCCCGCCGCCGAGGGCCGCCAGCGCTTCGCCGACTACAACGTCGTCGAGATTCACCAGGAGAAGGTCAGCGTCTCCTACACCAAGCAGGGCGCGACCAAGCAGGTGACCCCGGCGACTGGTGCGAAGACCGTCACCATCGGTGACACTGTCCTGCCCGCCGACGAGCTGGCCTGGCAGATCGGCACCGCCATGAAGCAGATCGCCCGCGATGTCGAGAAGGGCTTCATCACTGGGACGTTCGCCAACCCGACGGACAACCAGACCGCCCGCAAGACCAAGGGCCTGATCGAGGCGATCAAGACCAACGTGGCGACCACCACCCACAAGGCCGCGGAGTTGACCGAGGCTGACGTCCTCGACCTGGTTGAGAAGGTGTGGACGAACGGGGGCCTCCAGGAGGGCGAGACCCGGACCATCATCGTCAACTCCAAGCTCAAGCGCGCCCTGACCAAGGTGTTCATCAAGGACGCCAAGTACCAGGAGGGCACCCGCAACGTCGGTGGCGTCAACCTCAAGACCCTGGAGACCGACTTCGGGACGATGAACATCATGCTCAGCCGCTACGTGCCGGCTACGAAGCTGATCGTGGCGTCCCTGGAGCAGTTGGCTCCGGTGTTCCTGGAGGTCCCCGGGAAGGGGCATTTCTTCGCGGAGCCGCTGGCGAAGACCGGTGCGTCGGATGACGTGCAGATCTACGGCGAGATCGGCCTGCGCTTCGGCAACGAGAAGGCGCACGGCTGCCTGACGGTGGCTGCTGGCTGACGTGGCTTGGGGCGCCTCGCAGTGTGTGGGGCGCCCCTGCCCGGCCCTGAGAGAGAAGGAATCATGAGGATCACTTGCTACAAGCACCCGTCGCTGTTGGTGACCACCCCGCACGTCGAGTTCGTGGATGGGGTCGCCGAGGCGGATGAGGCCACGATGCAGGAGCTTGCTCCGCTGCTGGAGGAGTGGGGTATCGACGCCGCCGATATTGGTGGCGAGCACGCCGAGACCAGCCCCGAGGACCCTGAGGCTCCCACGGAGCCCGTGGCCCCGGAGGACACCGCCCCGCCCGAGGAGGAGTCCCTGAAGCGGGGCAAGAATGGCTGACGTCTTCGCGACGGTGGAGGACCTTGAGGCGCGTTGGCGTGGCTTGTCTGAGCAGGAGCACAGGCGGGCTGCGGTCCTCCTGGAGGATGCGACGGACCTCATCAAGTCGTCGGCTCCGCGCTGGCAGCACGCGTCTCTGGTGACGTTGAAGCGCATCTGCTGTGCGGTCGTGAAGCGGGCGCTTCAGGCCGAGCAGGGGGCTGCTGACGGGCTCCCCGAGCCGCGGGGCCTCGTGTCTGGGGAGATGCACACGACGGGTCCGTTCACGGATCAATGGACCTACGCGAACCCTGAGGGTGACCTGTTCCTGCGGGCGGCTGAACTGAAGCAACGGGGCGGCCGCCGTAGCGCGGCGTTCGAGGTGGACTTGCTGGCTCCGGCGGTGGCCCCGTGATCGCCGCCGGCCTGGTGCAGGTGATGAGACTCAGGGCGGGCGACGGTGGGCGCGACCAGTACGGTGAGGCTGTCCCCGGACCGGTCGTGGAGACGCCCCTGCCGCCCGCCCTGTTCAACCCCGGCGGCACGTCCGAGCCGGTCGCTGTGGGCTCTCTCCCGGTCGTTAGCCAGCCGACCCTGTACTGGCGCGGCAAGCACCCGGACATTCGCTCATCGGATCTCCTGCGCATCGCAGGCACCACGTACAGGGTCGAGGGCGCCCCGGCGCGCTGGCCCAAGGGCTCCGTGGTCACGCTCCACGCCGCAACCGACCCGAAGACGACGGGGGGTGCCTGATGGGGAAGATCAAGTTCCGGCTCAACGGGCCTGGCGTCGCCCAGATGCTCCAGTCCCGTGAGGCACAGGAAGCCGTCAACGGGGCCGCGAAGGGGCTCGCCGAGCGGGCGGGGGAGGGCTTCAAGGTGCACTCGTCTACGACGTCGCGTGCCCGCGCCTACGTGCGTGCCGGCACCCGTGAGGCGGGGCTGAAGCAGGCCCGCAAGCACGTCTTGGAGCGCGTCTACGGCGGGGGGAGCGGCTGATGGCTGGCACATCTCGGGACACGAAGGCCCTGGTGATGGCTGCCCTCGCGGCGGCCCTGCCTGATGTGCAGGTCATGTCCAGCGTCCCCTACGCGAACGGTGACCCGCCGGATCCTCTGGTCCTGGTGATCGCTACGGGCGGGCAGGGCCAGCACCAGCGGGTGCTCTCCACCGGTCAGGTCACCATCGACAGTTTCGCTCCCACTACGGGCCAGGCAATGCGCCTGGCCCTTCGTGTTGACGCCGCCGTGAACGCGCTCGTGGCCGGTCACGACTGGCCGGTCACGAAGGTCACGGGGAACGCCCCATCTGAGTCGCCCGACCCGACTATCACGGCCGCCCGAGCGACGGCCACCTACCAGATCACCACACGGAACCAACCGTAAGGAGAACACCAATGGCAGTGAATGCCGACAACGTTTTGGGCTTCGGGTCTGACGACGACAGTCTCTACCTGGGCGCCTACGACCCCGCCCTCGCCACCAAGATCCAGGGCCTCACCACCGCCGTACCCACCACCCTGAAGGACTGCGGATGGCTCAGTGATGACGGCATCAAGCTGACCATGGACGACTCGGTGACCAAGATCAAAGGCCACCAAGGCCATGGCGTGGTCCGCACCTTCATGGACTCTTCTGAGACCGGCCTGGAGGCCGCCCTCCTGGAGTCGCAGTTAGACATCGTGACCCGCTTCCTGAACGCCAAGGCCGAGAAGATTCAGGAGCAGATCGGTGGCGCCCCACAGAAGACGGACGTCGCCAAGTTGACGGCGAAGGCGCAGCGCACGGTGACCGTGCTCAGTGGCGTCCTCGACGTCTTCGACACCGCCTCCACCGGGGACGCGCGCACCCGCATGCGGATCGTCTTCCCCCGCCTCGAGCTCGGTGAGCGCGGCGAGGTCGCCTTCAAGGTCGGCGAACTGACCGCCTGGAGTTACAAGCTCTCGGTGCTGGGCGACTACGTCATCTACTCCAACGCGAAGTCGCTGATCCCGGCCTGATAGGCCCTCATTCTCCCTGCCCCGGCGCGGATGGTCGGTCCCTGCGCCGGGGTGGGGTCACCACATTCTGGGACCGCCAACCACCGAAAGGGACCGACAGATGACTAGCAAGAAGACCAGCGAGACCGGGAAGCGCGCCAAGGAGATCGGTGCTGCGACCCCGAAGGACTTCCAGGCGGCTGAGGCCAACGAGGGAGGCGTCGTCGAGGTGACCGTTGATGGTCTCACCGTCACGGTTGACCCGACCGTCTTCCAGTCCGACTGGGAGGTGATTGAGGCGCTGGCCGCCATGGAGGACGGTAGCGCCTCACCGGCCGCGATGATGCGCGTGACCCGCGCTGTCCTGGGCGACGCCTACGACGACGTGAAGGCCCACGTCCGCAAGGACGGCAAGGTCAACGCCGACGCCATGGGCGAGTTCCTCCAGCAGGTGTTCGAGGCCCTGAACGCGGGAAACTGATCGCCCTCCCTGCGCTCCTCAGGGAGCATGGGGAGGAGATCGAAGCTGACCTGCTGAGGGTGTACGGGATCGACTTGCTGGACCTCTACCGGGGCCGGCTGACCCCTAGGCGGCTGCTGGTCCTCATCCGGGGGCTCCCGCCCGGCAGTGCCCTGGGTAGGGCTATGGGTGGGGACGTCGCCCTCTCCGACGAGGTGACCGCTACCCGCATGGCCGCCTGGCAGATCTGCTGCTACATCGCCTCCGCCGTCGGAGCCAAGCAGAGTGACCTGCCGAAGCCCCCGAAGCCGCCCGAACCCGGCTGGCAGGAGAAGGCCAGGGAGGCGCAGGAGCGGCAGGACGCCAAGGCCCGCCGCTGGCTCGCCAGGCACCCAGAACTGGCCGCCCAAGCCAGCACATAACCACAAGAGGGGAGGCCCCACAGCACGCCGCTGTGGGGCCTCCCAGCATATAGAGGAGGGCCTGAGTGGCTGGCTACAACATCGGTACCGCCTGGATCCAGGTCGCTATCTCCGGCTCCAACCTCACCCGCGAGGTCGAGGGGCAACTCAACCGCGTCAACACCAGCCGCGCCGAGAACAGCATCATCTCCGGCCTGGGCGGGGCGTTCCGCAAGGTCGGCAAGATCGCCGCCGGCGCATTTGCTGTCGCCAGCACCGTCGCCCTCAGTGCAGGCTTCGCCGACATCGCGAAGCAGGCCATCGACGCCAGCGACGCCACCAACAAATTCAAGAACACGCTGAACTTCGCTGGCAAGTCCGCGGCCGACGTCGACCGGCTCACCAAGTCCACGAAGGAATACGCCGACAAGACCGTCTACGGCCTGAGTGATATTCAGTCGATCACCGCCCAACTGGCGTCCAACAATGTCCAGGGCTACGACAAACTCGCCGAGGCTGCCGGTAACCTGAATGCCGTCGCCGGTGGAAATGCGGAAACATTCAAGTCGGTTGGCATGGTGCTTACCCAGACCGCCGGCCAGGGGAAACTCACCACCGAGAACTTCAACCAGCTCGCCGACGCCGTTCCCGGCGCATCCGGGAAACTCCAGCAGGCCCTCCTCGAGGCCGGTGCCTACACGGGGAATTTCCGTGAGGCGATGGAGAAGGGCCAGATCACCGCCGAGGAATTCAACGCCGCGGTGATGGACCTGGGAATGACGGACGTCGCCAAGGAGGCGGCGACGTCAACCCAGACGATTGAGGGCGCCTGGGGCAACCTCGAGGCCACCCTCGTGTCCGGCGCGATGGGCATCGTTGACCAGATCAAACCCGCCCTGACGGACTTCATGGGGAACGTCGCGTCGGGGGCCGAGGGCGCCTTCGACTGGATCCAGAACAACCTCATCCCCGGTATTCAGGGTGTCTGGGACATCCTGGCTAAGGGCCAGTTCGACGGCTCTAGCAAGGTCTTCGGCCTCGAAGAGGATTCCGGGATCGTTGACTTCCTCTTCAAGATCGGGGAGTCCGCCAGGGCCGCCGGGGACTGGATCACCGGGACCCTGATCCCAGGGATCCAGGGTGTCGCCAGCATCCTGTTCTCCGGCGACTACCAGGGCCCCGATTCGCTCTTCGGACTCGAAGAGGACTCCGCCCTGGTGGACTTCCTCTTCAACGTCCGTGACGCCGCTATCGAGGCCGGCACCTGGATCAACGACACGCTCATCCCGTCGGTGCAGGGCATCACGGAGATCATCTTCACCGGGGAGACGGACAAGCCCCTCTTCGGGCTCGACCCAGACTCGCCGCTGACCGGGTTCCTCGAGGGCCTGCGCGACGCCATTGTCAAGGTCGGAGACGCCCTCCTGACCGCGACGTCCTGGGGCATCGAGCACAAGGGGATGCTCTCCACCCTGGCCGTCACCGTCGGCACCGCCGCCACCGCGTTCTACGGCCTCCACAAGGCCACGCAGACGATGGGGGCGATCAAGGAGGCCGGCAGCATCCTGAAATGGGTGACCAACCTCAAGGCCATGGAGGGTGCTGTGAATGCGGCGAAGGGCGCTCAGGCGGCCTTCAACGTGGTCATGAACGCCAACCCGATCTTCCTGATCGTGACCGCTATCGCCGCGCTCGTGGCCGGCTTAGCCTGGTTCTTCACCCAGACGGAGACGGGCAAGAAAGCATGGGCGGCGATCACCGCCGAGTTCCGCAAGTTCCTGGACTGGATTGCACCCTACTGGGACGCGACACTGAATGCGCTCAGCTCGGCCTGGAACACGGTGTGGAACGCCGTCAGCGGATTCTTCACCTCCTACGTGGTCCCGGTGATCTCGGGTGCCGTGAACGTCCTGAGCGGCGTGTGGTCGGTCCTGAGCGGCGCGGTGAGCGCCGTCTGGGGCGGGATCATGACGGCGATCTCGACGGTCGTGGACTGGATCTCCACCTACGTCGGCCCGGTCCTTTCTGGTGTATGGACCGGCATCAAGGTTGCCGTGTGGGTCCTGGTTACCGCCGTCGTCTTGTACTTCCAGATGTGGTGGGCTGCGATCTCAACGGTCGTGGACTGGGTGGTCACCTATGTTGGGCCTGTCCTCGCTGCCGCCTGGGAGGGCATCAAGACTGGGGCCCAGTACCTGTGGGCGGGCATCGTCTGGGTGTGGGACGGCATCAAGGCTGCCGTCGGCGTGGCCGTGGACTGGTTCAACGCCTACGTCATGCCGGTCCTGTCTGCTGTCTGGGATGGCATCAAGATCGGGGCCCAGTTCCTGTGGAATGGCATCGTCACGATCTGGAATGGGATCAAGACTGCCGTGCAGGCCGTCGCGGATTTCTTCACCGCCTATGTCATGCCGGTCATTTCCGCAGTGTGGACCGGAATTCAGGTTGGCGCCCAATTCCTATGGAATGGGATCGTCACCATCTGGAACGGCATCAAGGCGAGCGTGCTCACGGTCGTCAGCTGGTTCCAGACCTACGTGCAGCCCGTCATCTCCACAGTTTGGAACGGAATCAAGTCCGGCGCGGACACGCTGTGGAACGGCTTGAAGACCGTCTGGGACGGCATCAAGTCCACCATCAACACGGTGGCGACATGGTTCCAGAACACGCTCAAGCCGATCTTCGATACGGTCACCACGAATATCAAAAAAGCCTTCGAGAATATGAAGTCTGGTATTCAGACCGTATGGGATGGGGTTAAGTCGGTCGCGGCGAAGCCGATCAATTTCATCATCAATACCGTCTACAAGAATGGTATTAAGAAGACGGCTGATTCCATTGCGGAGAAACTGGGCCTGTCACTGAGACTCCCGGATGTCTCCGCAATCCCAGGGTACGCCAGCGGTGGTGTGCTGCCCGGATATTCGCCGGGGCGGGACATCTACCACTTCTACAGCCCCGACGGCGGTGGCGCTATCGCCCTGTCCGGCGGTGAGGCCATCATGCGGCCCGAGTGGGTGAAGGCCGTCGGCGGCCCCGCAGCGGTCCACCGGATGAACGCCGCAGCTCGCGGCTCCAGTGGGGCCCACATCCCCGGCGGAGACCAGGGCGCCCGCTTCGCGGCCTTCGCCGACGGCGGCATCTGGGACAAGATCAAGGGAGCCGCAAAGTCCGGGTGGAACACGGCCACCGACTGGATCTCCAGCGCGGCGGACGCGGTCTCCTCGATCATCTCCGACCCGCTCGGAGCGGTGGAGAGCCTGATCCGCCTCCCGATGAAGGCGGTCATGGCTGGCCTGCCCGGCAGCGGCTTCTTCCACGACATGGCTGGGGCCCTACCTGGCCGCTGGGTTGACGGGTTCGGAGAGTGGCTCAAGGGCAAGACGGCAACCATGGCCGCCTCGGACATCGTGAACGCGGCCAGGATGGCCATCGGCGCGACCTACGTGTGGGGCGGCTCGAGCATCCCGCCCGGCGTTGACTGCTCGGGCCTCGTGTACTGGGCGGCCCACCAGATGGGTAGCAACATCCCGCGTCTGACGGCGGCCGGCTACCAGGCGGGCTCCACGCCCGGCGGGTCCTACAACACGCCCGGGACCTTGTTGTTCTGGGGGTATCCGGCCCACCACATCGCCATCGCCAGTGGCGGCGGCCGAATGGTCGAGGCCCCCACGTTCGGGATCCCGGTCCGCGAGGTCCCCATCTGGGGGTCACCGAGCACCGGCCTCTACAAGTTCGACAGCGGCGGCCTGCTGCAGCCGGGGCTGACGACGGTCCTCAACGCCACCGGACGCCCAGAGCCCGTGTTCACGGGCGGCCAGTGGTCGAAGATCGACAACCTCCTCAGCAAGGGCGGGAACACGCCCTCGGTGCTCGAGGTGCGCGACGTGGACGGCGAGCTCATCGGCCGGATGCGTGTCGAGGCTGAGCGGGTCGCCGTCGAGGCGTCACGCAACGACTGAGAGGAGCCAGGATGGCACTCAAGGGGTGGATCGGCACGACGTCTGGGCTCCCGTCCCTCCTCGTGGACGGGCCGGTCACGGTGACCGCTGGTGACCGTGTGCTGGCCCGTCTCGGGGAGGGGCAGCACCTGGTGGCTGACGCCCTGGCCGCGCCCGGCGTCGAGACCGTCTACCGGGCGGGTGAGGACGAGGTAACCCTCACCCGCCGTGTCGGGGACTGGTACGGCGTCTACGTCACGGGCAAGGATGGGCGCTCCTTCCCCGGCCTCATCTACGTCAGCAATGAGGATCCGGTGGAGTGGTCGGCGAAGACATCCCGTGTCGGCGGGGTGACCCGGTGGGCGATTCGGGATGAGCCCGAGTCCGGCACCGGCGTCATTGCCTGCCCGACCGAGTATGAGCCCTTCCTGTGGTGGGTGCTCCAGTCCCACGCCCCAATCATGCTCATCCCGTCCGCCCCGACGGCGGGGGTGCCGCCGAGGACGGTCATCGTCAACAGTGTCTCCCGGAAGCGGCTCTATGACGATCTGATCGAGCTGACGGTGAAGTGGACGGCTCACGAGCCCCGGGAGGGGGACTCCCCGATGGGGGCTGTCCCGGTGACCACGTGGGGTGAGTGGCAGGACTATGGGGAGGCCCACCCTGACGAACCGGGCTGGCAGGCGTGGTCTGCGCTCGAGGTCGCTCAGCGAGTGCAGGGGATGCCATGAGGCCCGGCCCGTCTACCGAGGCCCTGGCCGGGCCCGTCGCTGTCGGCGCACGCATCGACGTGCACCTGGGTGGCGTGGTGGTCGCCCTGGACGTGCCGTGCGAGGACGTGCAGATCGATTGGGCGTCCGATCGTGTGGTGCCGGGGAAGCTCACCTACACCTGCCCGTCGTCGTGGGTGCCCGAGTCGCCCGCGTCGCCGCTCAGTAACTATGGGCAGCGGTCGCACGTCGTCGCCGTGCTCGAAACCCGGGACGGCCGGGACGAGGTTGACCTCGGGTGGTGGCAGCACCAGTCCTGGGAAGAGGACGCCAGCGGGAAGGTGAAGGTGGAGGCGCTGGACCTGCTGCAACTCCTGGAGCAGGACCCGATGCCTTGGCCGTCGTCCCCGCGTGGTGGGGCGACTGTCCTGTCTGAGGCGCAGCGTCTGGCCGGGACTCTCCCGGTGGTCCTGGATCCAGGCACCCCGAATTCTTCGGTCAGCCCCTCTACCCAGTGGGGTCATTCCAGGACTGAGGCGATCCGGGACTTGTGCCACACCCGGGGCCTGAATTGGGGGGTCAAGTCTGACGGCTGCCTGCACTTGTGGGCGCAGACCGATGCCGGCAGCCCGGTGGCCCGCTACACGGGCCGGGACATGCTCATCGAGGCGCCCCGCAAGTCGGTGGAGCGTCGCCCGAACCGGTGGGTCGTCGTCGGCAGTCCGCAGCAGTCGGACGACAAGAAGCCGGCCGTGAAGTGGACCGGGACCGCCGTCGCGTCCTCCTGGCCCTACGAGCCCAGCACATACGGCTGGGTGACCGAGCGCAAGGAGTTCAACGCCGCAGCCTCGGCGGGGGCCGTCCACAAGGCGGCGCACACGAACATGGCGAACGCCCTGTCGGCGGCGTCGAAACGCTCCGTGGAGATCGCCCCGGATCCGCGCCTGGAGGCCGGCGACGTGATCGCCGTCCACACCGACGCCGGCGAGGTCATCGTCGGCAAGGTCACCGCCTACAGCCTGCCGGTGGACAAGCCCGGCGGGCAGATGCGCATAGACATGGAGGAACTGGCATGGTGAAGCCGAATCTGTGGATCGATCGCAAGCCGTCCCCGGCTACGGCGGTCGCCAACCAGCAAGCCTCCTACGGCAGCGGCTCGCAGGCGGGGACGTGGGCTACGGGCCGCGTGCTGGAGGTCCTGGACGATGGCCTGGTCCGCGTGGAACTCCCGGCCGACGAGCCGGTGAGTGAGGTGGTCGCCCCGGCCGACGGCGGCGTGACCGCGGGCGGCGCGGAGTGCGGC